ACCTTATATTCTTCTTTAAAATACTCGCTATTATCATTAACGGCTAGATCAATGTTTATGTAGCGCATTCTAATGCTGTTTTGCAAAGGCTCTTTTGCGTCAATTAATTGCTTTGCCTTTTCGTGCATTATGTTTGCTTTCGCTATTTTAAAAGTTAATAATTGCGTTTGACCGCCACTATTTACACCTATTTCGCTAAAGTCAGTTTCTTGCAATATCATTTCAACATTTTTAGGCGTTGCTATGATGTTTGAAACTTCAAGTTTGTGATCAGCGACATAATAAACCTTTCCCTGTTGCTCGCTCACGGTCTTGTTCATTGAATTGTTCAAGTGAACGTCATCGTGAGAGTCTAAATAATTAGTATTGCTTATAATAGGATAAATAAAGCCATTTTCCTGATTAGGAAGTGCTTTTGCAGTTCCGGCAATAACATCACTCAATAAAGGCGCGCGCTTTGTTTTAATATCGCTTTTCTTAGTGCGAATCAACAAATCTTTATTCGCTTTTAATTCAGCGTACATTTGCGCTTTGTTATCAAACTCTTTATTTAATGCCTTGCAATACATAATCACTTATTTATCGTTTCTTTTTGCTTGATTTTCTTAATCTGTTTCAGCAACTTTGCTTTTTCGCTTGGATTTTCAGTCGAATCAACTTGTTGCTTCAATTTTGTTATCTCTTCTTTAACTTTCATATACTATTTGTTTTGCTTCCTCAACCGTCATTCCGGCTGCAACTAAATTTCTAAATGTTTTTGATTTTGTTTCCTGCGCTTTTTGTCTTTCAAGTTCTCTAAAAAAATTAAAAGGTAAATGATCCCATGTCATTTCAGCGTTACCCTCAAACCCAAAATAATTCATTAACCCATCTACAAAATCATTTCCTTTTGGCTTCATAACATAGTCAACGTGGTTACCTCTGGCTTTTTCCTGATTTTCGTATGTAGAACCTTTGTTTAATTCCGCTTCAATTACATCTTTTGGAATGTTATATATACGCCCTATTTTGAATAAATCATTAACAAAAGCCTCGTCTAATTTAAGTTTAGCCAGATCATCAACAAATCTTTTAATGTCAATAGGAGATTGTACTGCGTGTACTGGCTGATTGTTAACAGCTTTTATTTCAATATCATTCTTATCTTCCGGCGATAACATTTGCTTATCCACTTGGTCGAAGTCGTTCGCCCCGGATACCATATATTTTCCAGAGAACCTTAACCCGATATTCTTTGCATCTAACGATAACTCGCTATTTGTTATAACCTTTTTAAGCGCATCTAATGTCGACAATCCTTTGTGCCATCCATTTGTTGATGAGGTTAAGTCTGAGTAGTGTATTAATTTATCAAGTGGTATTTTTTTAACGTTGTTGTTATTGCCCCACTTGTAATCAATATTTTTATTTTTGTAGTTATTGACTTCTTGCTTAGACAAAAATAGTTTATCCCTTTGCTCTATGACATCATCAGGATATTTAATTTTGGAATTGTTAAGAATATAAAGCCTGTTATCTTCTATGCTGTTTTTGCTGTCCACGAATAAATTAGCATTCCCGGTCATCAACCAAAACATATAATCCCATAATAGTTGTTTAGAAGAGTAAAACGGATTAGGATTTTTAAGTAATTGATTAAGTGGGTGATTTTCAATTATCTCGCCATTATCATCTTTTACAATAACTTTTCCAAGCGAAAACAAATCACAATTAAGTTTAAATATGGTAAGTACGGCTGGGTTTGAGACTACTGCATTGAGTTTCGCTTTTTCGTCTTGTATGTCGTTGTAAGATGTTTTGCCATCTATCCGATAGAAAGTATTTCCACCATCACGCTCTACTGTGTAGCGGTTTCCACCAAATAAAGACGAACCAAATAGCCTTTGAAAGTAATTAATCTGATTTGATTACAGGCATATCCCGATTTTTGTATACAAATTTATAGGCAAATATACAAACTTTTTATAAATAAAATAATAGTTAAGTGAATGATTTTAACATTTAATATTTTGCTCTTTTGTTATCTGGTGCTTTAAACACGATTATTGATTATTTTAAAACGATTAATCACAAGCGTTTTCGAGTTCCCTCATCATCTGCGCTTGTAGTTCCATTTGTTGCGTTGTGTTACCTTCAGCGTCTTGTATCATTTGGCTATACATATCTATTATAGCATCAGCGGTCATACAATCCTTTTCGCAGGATGTTAGCGAAAGTGTTCCGACAATTAGTAGTAATTTTAAGTATCTCATTTTTCTGCTTTTTTCAAATATACAATTTTATTGCGAATATTTGAGCTCCGCTCGGTACACTTTTAAGAATAATATAACATTTTGGGCACGGCTTTAACGTTTTTTAAATTATCCTCAACTAAAATCTGATGACATCCACGGCAAATAACTGGCAACTTGTTTGTTTTGGTGCTTTTATGGCAATCTGGGCAAGTAACCTTAATCATATTGCTTTGATTACGCCTTTCTGTGATAAGTATTGAGCTACATACCTTGCAGGGTCGCAAAGGTGGTTATTAATGTCTTCCGGCTCTTCTAATATAACGCCGTATCTGTCCACTTTCCGAGAGTAGTTATTTACCTCGTGTTCTATGTTTTTGCTTGTATTGGTGTAATATACATCTATTCCGTTAAGTAGGTCAATGCCATCTAATATGCTCCCTTTCCCTTTTGTCGCTGCAACTGCTTGAGTAAACCCCATTTTACGTAATGCGATTATCTTTTCCTTTCTATTGTTGTCGCAGATTATAGGGCGTGTTTTGTCTATTTCTAAGCGGGAAAACAACCATTTTATCAAACCTTCGTCTTGTTGGTTGATCTGTTGCCTTTGATGAGGTTTAAGGCGTTCTTTCCATTGATTTTCGCTTAAATAGTTAAGTTCGTGCAAATATAAAGCTCCATCATAATACTTTACCTCAATTATTCCCATAGGATCCACACTTCCCCAGTCCACGCCGTACCATTTTGGCACTTCAAGTTTATTGTAATTTTCTTTGCTTATTTTATTCCAGAAAAATATTTTATTTGGATTTATTCCGATTATTCCAAGCCCATAGATATGCCATTTGTTTTGATAATACTTAGATTTAATGTTTTCCGGCTTGTCAGGATTTGACAAATTAGGGTTAATATAAGCACGCTCCCGCAGTAGTTCTATTTCTTTGCGTTCCGATTCAGATAGATATTCGTTGTCTTTGTAAGTAAGTGATATGAACTCACTATCCTCACGTTCTAATAACTCTGTATGCGCCCAAAACTCACTATTCGGGTTGAAGTCTATTATAACACGATTTGACCGTGCTGTAAGCTCTCTATATGTTTCATAATCTGTTTTATCGGCTTCGTTGATAAAAACAATTTCAGACCTCAACCCCTTACCAATATCAGCCTTGTCAAGTCCAATAAAGTTTATCTTTGTTCCGGTTGGCGATGTCCAGGTTTTCCCAGCGTTCCAATCGTTATCGCTGTATAGTCCAAATGATTTTAATATTTTAATAAAGTCCTTAATTACGGTTATCTTCATTTTAGATAATTCCTTTGAAGCAATATAAATATCTTTGTTTTGGTTTTGGCAAGCGTAATTAAGAAGTATTATGAGAATTGCTATTGTTTTGCCTGCGCCTTGTCCGCCCTGGATTATCCATATTTTTTTTGATAAAGCGGATATTTTCCTTAATGCCGTTGTTGTTTTATACGCCATAATGCAAATATACAAACATTTACGCATAAAAAAACCTACTTGAATAAGTAGGCTTTGATTTTATTTAATTTGCTTGTTTTATCGCTGTGCTAACTCTAAGCCGCGTTTAAGATTGTCGACATAGGTTCCTGCTGAGTAATCCGTCATAGGGTCGCTTTTATCGCCTACTCTTCCTACAGATATGCACATAATTTCGCCGTTCCTTTGTGCAATAAATGATAATACACTTTTGCCGATTTGAACGCTATAAATGTTGTTGTTTACGCTCATCTCTTTTCCTGTTGCTTTTTTTACTTTTTTAATTGCGTTTTGAGTTTTCATAGTATTTGTGTTTTTTTTGTTGATACAAAGATAATAGAGTAAGTTAGTTTATACAAGCATTTAAGCAATTATTTTAAACTTTAACATTTTGATATAAAAAAACCCACTGGCTAAAGTGGGTTAGTAATTTAGTATAATATGCTAGTTAACATAGGCTCTAACCTTATCGGTTAGCATTTTTAAACCTTCTTTTGAATAAAGAAGTTTTTTTGTGTATTCTTCTGATAGACCTTCATCATAACAAGCGTTCGTAAATTGTAATAAAACATATTTTAAAATTTGGCTTGTGTCGTTTTTGCTTAATCCTTTGTTTTCTAATTCTGTTCTTAAAGTTTCCATAGTGTTTAATTTAATCGTTTTTGTTTCTACAAAGATAAGGCACTAACGTAGTTCTTACAAGTATTTGAAACGTTTTAACACAACTTTAACTTTTAATCGCTTAATGGGTCGTTGTTTAAAATTTGTATTCCTTGCCCTTTTGTAGTGTGGTCTATCTCCTGGCGTGGCTTTCCTTTCAGCCTATCCAAAACCGCTTGATATGCCTTAGTATCGCCTTTTTCAATGGCTTTTTGCATTTGTTTTAGGTGCATTAATGTCTCAATATCGATTTGGCTTTCTGGGATTCCGAGGTATTCAGCAATAGGCTTTACATCTTCCACCGCCTGACCACCTACTATTTGACTTGCTATATCTTTAAGAAATAACTGCTTTTTCTTTCCTTTGGATTTTGCTTCCGGTGATGGCTGTCTTTCTGAAGTAAACTTTTTAGCGTTTTTAAGATTATCTAAATTAGGCATTTTCCGTCGTTTTCCCGTCGTTTTAAATTATTCTAATAACAAAGATACAAAATATTATTTATATTGATTAAAGGTAATAAAAAACCCACTGGTTAAAGTGGGTTATTCGCAAGGTTCAAAGACATCGCAGTGCCATTCTTCATATATGTTTCTATTATTTATAGATGTGTTTTTATTGCTCTCTTGGGTGCATTCTACAATATCACCATTTGGATTTCCTAATCTAACTTCGTGTTTTAAGTGTTTGCAATTTGAGCAGCGAACCTCTTGGGTAATACTTTGTAAAGAGCATTGATCGGATTCTGTTTTTTTGTTTGTCTTATTAATCATGTCATTGCGTTTAAAGCGTGATTCAATGTTCTGTAATAATTAAATACAAAAGGTTTATTGCCAGTATTAAAAGTATTTTGTTTATCAAGATTTTCAACCATAAAAGTATCAATTTCATCAAATTTTTCTATTATAGTTAACTTTTTACTTGCTATTGTTAAGCTACCATTTTTTCCTCCTAATTTTTTAATTCTTTTTTTTGCCGTTGTAAGTTTCATAATGTTTTATTTATATGTTTTTGTTTCTACAAAGATAAGGTACTAATGTAGTTCTCACAAGTATTTAAAACTATTTAACACAACTTTATTTTTTTGTGTTATGATTTATATACTAATAAAAATTAAATGATATAAAAAAAGATAAATTTTCTTTGATCATGTGATCTGAAAATATAATATATTGATGATCTTTTTTTCCACCAAAATGCTTTAGGGCTTGATCTGTTCTATAATCAAAATGTAATTGAAAGCCTATATTCCATCTATTTCTTAAACGGTACATAAGCCTACCTTGGTATCCTAATAATACAAAAGGATTTGAATTTCTTACAATAGTTC